TCCACCATCAGGTCCATACTCATTTAATGGGTATAATTGATTAGGATATGTCTCATTTAAATTATTTGGGGAATCAATAACGTTTGAATTACCTAAAACCGTTTCGTAATTAATTGGTCCTGATGGAGGACTAAACTCTCCTTCAACACTATATGGTGGTAAATTTTTAACCATTAAAGCATCTCTAAAAGATGAACTAGACGCAAACGATAATGGACTATCAGGCATATTACTTTTTTATAATAAATAGATTATATTCTCATTTTTTTAAGATACTGTCATATTATCATTTGTCTGAGTATCTTTATTCATTTTATTAAATTCTCTCATAAATTCAGTTTTACCTAAAGTTTCTTTAATAACTTTAATAACTTCTTCAGTATTTACCCCACTAGGTAAACCACTAACATTTAAATTCATTGTCATTTCATTTTTATTAGTGTTATTGTTTTCATTAGTTGTAACAACAGGTGGCATATTCTTAATAAAGTTTTGAACAGTATCCATAGGATTTGTCATTTCAACAGGTTCAACTGATGTTTTAATTTCTAATGGTTGTGCTGGGGTAACAGGATTAATTGTTTGCATTTTTTCTAACATTCCCATTAATTTATCACCTTGGGTCATACCAATTATAGTATCTTGAGGTGCGGTTTTTAAAACCCCTTCTTCAGATATAATAAAATCATTCGCATCTTTAGCATTTGATAATGTGTTATCTATTTTTTGAACTGTTTCATATATCTTTAACCCAGTCGCACCTTCAACGTTTTTATCAACATTTTTTGCAACCTCAATAAATGTGTCATTCATAAAATCGCCTAATTTTTTTACACTTTTACCAAATTCTTCTAAACTACTTTCACCTTTAAGTAATTTACCAAGTCCGTCACCAAATTGATCAAACTGACCTCTTAAATTTTTAACACTTGTTGAAGTAGTATCAAATGAACTCATAATTGCTTGACCTCCTTTACCTACTTTAGTGAACATATCAGTTCCACCTTTTTGGCTAGCAATTGCATATGGAATTCTATCCGCCAAAGCTTTAACACTTTGATTTAACGCTCCCATAACACCTAATTGGTCTTTAGTTAATTCTTCAAGAGTTTTTGGTTTTGACGCTTCAAGTAAATCTTTCATTTTTTGGTCATCACCTTTAAGTCTATCTATCGCTTCATCAATACCCAATTCTTCACCACCCAATGTTATTCTATATTCACCTTCTTTCATTTCTGCCATATTGGCAATTAAAGTTTTTTGTTCTTCACTGAAAGCACCTTCAGGAAATTTGATTTTACTCATTTTATCACCCAACTCCGCACTTGCCAACGCCATTTTACTTAAAGTACCCGAACCCATACCTAAAGATTTTTCAATCTCAATTAATTGTCTTTTAGCCCCCGGCATAATCTCAAATTGACCTTTTTCATTTAGCTGAACAAATTGTTTTGACATCTCAGCAATTTGATTTTGTAATTCCGCAGGATCATTCTGAGCCAAATCCATCAATCTAAGGGGATCTAATAAATCAGATTGGGTAACCCCTAATCTTTGCATAGCCGCAGCCATTTCAATCGCACTTTCAGGATCAAACGCTTTATCTAATGTGGTAGCCATGTCTGAAACATTAATTCTTAAATTTGTTGCTTGAGCTGCCATTTTAGCTAACCCTTCCACACCTCCTTGGAATGTGTATTTATTTAACATGTCGGTATTATCCAATACTTGACTAGTTACTTCTTTAGCATTAACCCCGATTTCTCTGGCGGTGTTTAAAACCATTTCAACTTGTTTAGATGAATCATAAACTGATATACCGACATCTTTAAATGAAGATGCAATTGTATCAGCACCAACACCTGAAGCTTTTGACGCGGCGTATAAATCTTTAAATGAATCGGACATTAACAAAGTATTCCTACCTAAAACATCGGTCATACTTTCTTGTATTTGTAACACATCTTCCATTGATCCCCCCAACTCAATAACACTATGTACTGAATCAGCAAGAACCTCCTTCATCGCTTGAATATTTTCCCGTCCTTGATTAAATTTAGTAATAAGTACTGTCGCATTATTTTCTAACGCAACCATAGTTTCACCTATCCTACCAGGATTTATGTTACTTTCAAACGCAGCACCAATTTCTTTAACAACATCATTAACCTTGTTTTTTAAACTGTCAAATATACTATCTTCATCATCCATAACTTTTTTTATTTATAAATATAAAACCCCGGAATTTTATTTTTCCGGGGTATTGTCTTTTATAATTCTATTTATTAAATATTTTCTTTTATATGTCGGTATAACCATAAAATCACTATAGCTCATTCTAAGTATTTTAGCCAACACATAGTATTCATCAATTAAATATTTACCATACTCAGAAGAAAGGGCGAAAAAATTCAACCCCAAAAGTCACATCAAATGTAACTCTTTCTCCTGACGGGGCTATTGCATATCTTGTTAATTCTAAACCTGGATTATTTTTTTTAATAAACTCTCTAACAAATTTTGAGTCTAAAATTGGCATTGTTTCTACAAATTGGGATATTACACCTCTATCAGAATTACCATCAATTGATTGTATCATTTTATTAAGTCTCCACGTAATTTTTGGTATTACCAATCCTGCGGGATATTGACTCTCCATTCTATCTAATTCCATAGTATCACCCATAGTTAATGGTTTAAGTTTAACCGTCACCCCCGTTCTAGGTAATTTAGCACTAAATAAACCATCACTATCAGGTTGAGAATCAACTTTTTTATACATCATCTCATCAATTATTTCAATGTGATTAAATATTTTATCAGTTTTAGGATCAATTAAATTAACTGAATATTCGGGACCAAATGATGTGTTTCTAAGGAATAATAGAATAGCTTCAATATCACCTTCAACCAACTCTTCAGGTTTTAAATCAGGTTCATAAACTTTATTACGTAATAAAGTCATGATAATGTTTTCTCTACCTAACTGACTACCACTTACTAAAATATTTTCATCACTAGCATTTAGATAACCAACTTTAACTGAACTTTTTTTATTTTTATAAAAAACTCCTTTGCTAGGTAAAGTTACCACATCATGAGGTAATGTAAAATTTTGTTGACCAGCATCTATTAAATTTTGTTCCATAATAATTTTTAATTATATTTGTTTGATATATAGTCATTATATGGACAAAAAAAAATCCATACATTTACCATTAAGATAAATATATGGATTAATATTTCCTTGTAAATAATATTATTAGTAAACCAATATACAACGATCTGGTCTAAGTGTCGCTGTAATTGAAGCTATCGCGTCTGAGTTATAAGCTAAACTATCAAAGTTCACATCACTTAACCAAGCGCCTTCTAATATCCATTTCTCAACAACAACACCTGTTGGGTCTAACATTTCCAAATCAACATTTTTCTTATAACCAGCGGCATAACCCATACGTCCTGTTACAGATTCAGCACATAGACGAACCCACTCCATTAATGCCTGAGAAGCTGACGGTCCAATAGGATCACGGAACTTAACATTAATTGTACCCCAAGTAAATCGACCTGCAACATACGTTGAAGTATTTAAGAATTGAATCTCAGTAGTACCGATTGTTATATGTGGTCTCGACGATGTTTCAACAAACCATTCATTGATACCCAACGTAGATGGAAATCTCATTATAAACCTATTTTGTCTTTTAGGTTCGTAAGGTATTGGCATTTTCATTAATAAATCCGCCATGTTTTCTAATTTTTTTAAAGTTTATTTTTTATTATAAATATATGTATATATTTTTTTTTCTATTTACTTTGATTTTATTTTCAATAATCTTCTTTTAATTAAAGATTCTAGCATATAATCATCATTATCATTTTCTTTATTAGCTTCTATATGAATTTTTGAATATCCTCCTTCTGAAGTATCATATATAATAAATTTAACTTCTGGATACATTCTTGATAATTCATTATTAACAAATTCAACCATTGCTTTAATATTTTTTGGATCATCATCTGAAAACCCTAAAGAGGTATTTACGTATTTACCACTTTTAATTAAATCATCATATTTTGTGATGAAATCAAGTAGGGCAACTTTTTTAGCGTGTTCAGGATTTGATGCCCCACCACTTGTTTCTAAACCAAACTTTTCTCCGAACTCTTTTGAAGACACAGGATAATAATCACCTCTCTCATCAAGATAAAGGTCAATTGTTTGTCCAACTGAAAGTTCGTCTAATTGATTTAAAAATCTATCCGAAAAAGTTTCCTCATGTTTTAACGTGTCTTTGATATTTTTAACCATCGTTCTTATTTCATCAGGTTCCATAACCAATTTGATAAACATTTTAACTCCTTTTTTAATTACACTAGGACTATGACCTCTAGCTGTTATAATAGAAAAAGGGTTGGCGTATATTAAATTTTCCTTGAACTTATTAAAACTTGGGGATTTTTTATTCTTTTCTATCGCTTCGGCAGTATCTTCTAAAAATGTTTCAGAATGTGTGAAGTCTCTATATGGATTTTCATCATAACCTACAATTGTTTCCCCTTCATAATCAAAAGGTTCTTTACCTATTAGGTGTCTGAATTCCGCAAAATCCTCAGTTGACATGCCAACAACATCTCCAAGATCCGACTTCAAATATATTTTTGTTGGCATTTGTAATATATTATCATCCCAATCAAATCCGTATAATCTAAGATTTTTTTTCTGATTGTTTTCTCTAATATAAACAAGTTGTGATTCGGTTAATATAAATTTCATATTAATAAATATTGTGAAATAAAAAAAAGGGGGATTAACTCCCCCTTCTTTGTTTAAAATTTATCATTAAACATCCTCAAACGACGCTCCTGTTGGAGTGATGTAGAATGTAATGTCAATGAATTCAAGTGACTTAGTTGGTTTGATGTAGATTTTACCTGTCATTTGGTTTCTATCTAAATCAGCCACGTCTGAAGAAACTGTTACTCGGAAGTCATAAAGACCTCTATCTCTTCTAATTCCGTCCAAGATAGGATTAACAGCGTTTAAGAAATCTTGTCTTACTTTCTGATCATTTTGTTCGAACAACAATCTTACAGAAACTGCTGAAATCAACTTACGAGCTTGTAACAACAATCTTCTCACGTTAATTCTGTCAAGTGCAGATTCTTTAATTTGAAGAGTTTTATTACCCCAAATTACCGTACCAACATCAGAGAAAGTTGCAATTGGGTTGATTCTTCCTTTATAAAGAGTA